AGATTTGGGCGATTCCGGAGTTGGTGACGCATATCGCGGGCAAGCCACGCAGCAAGGCGCAATCGTGGGATGCGTTTTTGCGCAATGCAGGTCATTGGCAGATCAGCGGTTTCGGGCAATGGGCGGTGCAGCCGCGCGGGTTTGCGCATATGGCAGGACAAGCCGGGTTCTTTTTTGGCTCTCGCGGGCTTGGCGACGATTTTGACCCTTATCCGGAGGCCGGTTGGGTGTTGGAGCCTGCGGCCCAAGGCAAGGGGCTGGGGTTGGAGGCAGTTCAGGCCGCGCATGACTGGTTTGACCGCGTCGTAGCGGGGCGCACGGTTTGCATGATCACGCCCGAAAATACCGGATCGCTGCGCATTGCCGAGGCGATGGGGTATGTACCCCTGCGCGACACTGAAATGGACGGAGATGTCGTGCGTTTGATGACGCGTAAAGGGCCTTTGGTCTAAGGCGTTTATAGCTCAGGCTTGAACTAGGCAGGCGCTGCGCGGTATAGCGCTGCAAAGCGGTAGGAGAGGCTTCATTATGCGCAGAGTAGTTGTGACGGGTTTGGGACTGGTGACACCCTTGGCAGACGGGGTCGAGGAAAGCTGGAAGCGGATATTGGACGGGCAGTCCGGTGCGGGGCCGATTACGGGGTTCGATGCCAGCGCGCTGGTCACGCAATATGCCTGTGAGGTGCCGTTGGGAGACGGTACAGACGGGACATTCAACGCCGACACCTACATGGCGCCGAAAGAGCAGCGCAAAGTCGATACGTTTATTCTGTTCGGGATGGCGGCCGCGCAGCAGGCGGTCGAAGATTCGGGCTGGATGCCTGAGGGCCGTGAAGATCAGGAGCGCACGGGCGTTCTGATCGGGTCCGGCATCGGTGGTTTGAACTCTATCGCCAACACCGCGATCATGATGAAGGAAAAGGGCCCAAAGCGCGTCAGCCCGTTCTTTGTACCCGGTGCGTTGATCAATCTGATCTCGGGTCAGGTTTCTATTCGCTACGGGTTCCGGGGGCCGAACCATTCGGTTGTGACGGCTTGTTCCACGGGAGCACATGCGATTGGCGATGCATCGCGCCTTATCCAGTATGGCGATGCGGATGTGATGATTGCAGGCGGGGCCGAGGCTGCGATCTGCGAGATTGGCATTGCAGGGTTCAACGCGTGCAAGGCGTTGAGCACCAAGCGCGGGGATGATCCCAAGAAAGCCAGCCGTCCCTATGATGCTGACCGTGACGGGTTTGTTATGGGTGAGGGCGCGGGCATTGTCGTGTTGGAAGAATACGAGCACGCCAAGGCGCGCGGTGCCAAGATTTATGCCGAGGTTTTGGGTTACGGTTTGTCGGGGGATGCCTATCACATCACCGCGCCGTCCGAGGACGGTGAAGGTGGCGAGCGGTCAATGCGTGCGGCCTTGCGCAATGGCGGCAAGGAACCAGCCGATATTGATTATATCAACGCGCATGGCACATCGACGATGGCCGACACCATCGAGTTGGGTGCGGTTGAGCGGATGATGGGCGATGCGGCCAGCAAGGTGACGATGTCGTCGACAAAATCCGCGACAGGGCATTTGTTGGGGGCTGCGGGGGCGATCGAGGCGATTTTCTCGATTTTGGCGATCCGTGATCAGATTGCACCGCCGACGATCAACCTTGATAATGTGGCCGTTGAGACCAAGATTGATCTGGCCCCGAACAAGGCCGTGAAGCGTGAGATCAATGTGGCGTTAAGCAATTCTTTTGGTTTCGGCGGTACGAATGCGTCCGTTCTGTTCGGGAAAGTCTAAGCCATGTGGCGACATATTGCGTCCAATGCGATCACGTTTCTGATGGTCGGGCTGTTCCTTTTGGGCGGTCTGATCATGTGGGGCAAAGGCGAATATGAAAGGACTGGCCCGCTAACGGAAGCGATTTGTATTGAGGTTCCAAGGGGTGGGAGTTTTCGTCGCGTTAGCAGAGAACTTGAAGAACGTGGTGCAGTAAAGAATTCTGCGATAATGCGGATTGGCGCGGATTACTCTGCCAAACTAGACGATTTGAAGTTTGGTAGTTGGTTGGTTGAGGCAGGCTCTTCCATGGAAGAAATTGTGGATACAATTACGAAAGGTGGCGCAAGTAGCTGCGGAACCGAAGTGGTCTACCGGATCGGGGTGAACCGTGTGTCGGTGCAGGTGCGCGAGTTGGACCCGGCGACGAACAGGTTTGTCGAGCAGGCGGAATATGTGCCCGGCGAGGATGCGGTACCTGCGGTTTATGAAGAGAAGAAGGCCGAGGCAGACACGCGGTTTCGGGTGGCGGTCGCGGAAGGTGTGACCAGCTGGCAGATCGTGAACGCATTGCAGTCGATAGATGTGTTGGCGGGGGACGTGCCTGCGGTGCCTGCCGAGGGTGCGCTTGCGCCCGATAGCTATGAAGTGAGCCAAGGCGATGATCGTGGTGCCGTGTTGAGCCGGATGGCGGTCGCGCAGGAAGCGCTGATCGCGGCGGCTTGGGAGGCGCGTGATCCCGATTTGCCGATCAGCTCACCCGAAGAACTGTTGACGCTTGCGTCGATCATCGAGAAAGAAACCGCCGTTGCCGACGAGCGGCGACAAGTGTCGAGCGTGTTCGTGAACCGTTTGAACCAAGGCATGCGGTTGCAGACCGACCCGACAGTGATTTACGGCATTACACGCGGTGAGGGTGTGTTGGGGCGCGGTTTGCGACGCTCTGAGTTGCGAGCGGAGACGCCTTGGAACACCTATGTGATCCCCGGTTTGCCGCCGACCCCGATTGCCAATCCGGGGCGTGCCAGCCTGATGGCCGCGGCGCAACCGGATCAGACGCCCTACATCTTTTTTGTGGCGGATGGTACGGGCGGGCATGCATTTGCCGAAACCCTGGCCGAGCATAACGCCAATGTGGCCGTCTGGCGGCAGATCGAGGCAGAGCGCGGTGCGGCAGCTGCGGGCGGTGCGTCCACCGGCGGCGGGGACTGACGCAACTTGGACGGGTCCCCGCGGGGACATTTCCAAGGTGTTGATATTGCTGAACGCACGGTTGTGTAAGGTATTGTTAACACAGTTTTTATTGACTTTGCGCACGGTCTGGCGTATACATTTTGACATGCTGGTAGAGATGGGCAAGCGGCCACGGGGATAATTCTCCGGAGGTCGCTTTTTCATGTCTGCTTGGTCGGGGGACCCTACTGAAAGGTATGTGTCGAAATGACCATGATTACCCCGGATGAAGAGATTGAGCATGGCACCGAGGTGTTGAACGCGCTCTTGCAATCCATTCGTGCGCTCAGGCGCGAGATTGAAGGGCTGAAAGAGCAGGCTCAATCGGGAGAGGTTTTGAGTGAAACTGACGTGAGCAAACCCATGGGCAAAGTCCAAGGATTGGTCGCGCAATGTGCAAAAGCGGAGACATATCTAAATGAGTGTAGAAGCAAGCAAGCTGGTATCGCGCGGGGTGGCTACGCCCTCGATATGGACAGGGCAAGGGCTGAGATCGGGTGCAAGCTGGATCGGCTCAGAAGATGTAGCGGTGCAAGACCAGTTTCTGAATGAGTTGGATGAGGGAGAGCTTTTGGCTCTCCCTTATTTGTTCGAGTTCTGGGCAATGCCTCATCAATTGCCGCCGCAAGGATCTTGGCGCACGTGGGTTGCGTTGGGTGGACGCGGTGCGGGCAAGACAAGGGCCGGGGCGGAATGGGTCCGGTCGATGGTCGAGGGGTCGCGGCCTTTGGATGAGGGGCCATGCAAGCGCGTCGCGCTGGTGGGCGAGACGATTGAACAAGTACGCGAGGTGATGATTTTTGGTGACAGCGGGATCTTGGCGTGTTCGCCGGAGGACCGCCGGCCGGTATGGGAGGCGGGGCGCAAGCGGTTGGTGTGGCCGAACGGTGCGGTGGCGTCGGTTCATACGGCGCAGGACCCTGACGGGTTGCGTGGGCCGCAGTTTGATGCGGCGTGGGTTGACGAGTTGGCCAAGTGGAAAAAGGGGCAGGAGACGTGGGACCAGTTGCAGTTTGCGCTCAGGCTGGGGGATGATCCACGGGTTTGTGTGACGACGACACCGAAGAATGTCGAGGTGTTGAAGGCCCTTTTGGCGTCGCCCTCAACCGTGCAGACCCATGCGCCGACGGAGGCGAATGCGGCGAATTTGGCGTCCTCGTTCTTGGAGGAGGTCAGAGCAAGGTATGCCGGGACAAGGCAAGCGCGGCAGGAGTTGGACGGGGTGCTGTTGGCGGATGCCGAGGGCGCGCTGTGGGGCAGTGAGATGTTGTCGCATTGTGTGGTGAAATCCTTGCCGGAGTTTGACCGGATCGTGGTCGGATTGGACCCTGCGACGACAAACGGTAAGGCGTCTGATGAATGCGGGATAGTGGTTGTGGGGGCCGTGACCAAGGGGCCGCCGCAAGATTGGCGGGCAGTGGTGTTGGCCGATTGCACGGTACAGGGGGCGACGCCGAATGGTTGGGCGCGGGCGGCGATTGACGCGATGACGCAGCATGGGGCGGACCGGCTGGTGGCCGAAGTTAATCAGGGCGGTTTGATGGTGGGTGAGGTGCTGCGGCAGGTTGATCCGCTGGTGTCGTTGAAGTCTGTGCATGCCTCAAGAGGCAAGGTCGCACGGGCGGAGCCTGTGGCCGCGCTGTATGAACAGGGGCGTGTGGGGCATGCGATCGGGTTGACCAAACTGGAGGACCAGATGTGCCGGATGACGGCGCGGGGGTTTGAAGGGTCGGGATCGCCGGACCGGGTGGATGCTTTGGTCTGGGCCTTGCATGAGCTGTTGATTGAGCCTGCGGCCAAGTGGCGGTCGCCGGGGGTGCGAAGTTTGTAACGGGTTGTTTTGAGCGGCTGAGACGGAAACGGGCGCGTGCCGGATTTGGTGCGCGCCCCTTTTTATGGGGTGTTGCGGAGGGTGCGTTCGGTGGGTCGGACAGGTCTTAAAGGTTTTAAGTCAAATTGTATTTCATAGCCGATTGGGGCGGTTCGGATTGGCGGGCCAATGGGTCGAAGTTGAGTTGAGGAGCAGGATATGTTTGATTTTCTGAAACGCGGAACGGCAGCGGCGTCTGTACCTGCGCAGAAAGCATCGGCAGCGGGCAAGGTGGTGCCGTTCCAGACGCAAGGCCGTGTGGCATGGAGCCCGCGCGATGCGGTGAGCCTGACCAAGACGGGGTTTTTGGGCAATCCGGTCGGGTTTCGCTGCGTGAAACTGATTGCGGAGGCGGCTGCGGCGCTGCCTTTGGTGGTGCAGGATGCGGAGCGACGCTTTGATCAGCATCCAGTGGCGGCACTATTAGCGCGGCCTAACGGGGCGCAAGGGCGTGCGGAGTTGCTGGAGGCGCTTTATGCGCAGCTGCTGTTGTCGGGCAACGGGTATGTCGAGGCGGTCGGGGACGGCATGCCGGTTGAGTTGCATGTGTTGCGGTCGGACCGGATGTCGGTGGTGCAGGGGACGGATGGCTGGCCTGTGGCGTATGAGTACGCGGTTGGCGGGCGCAAGCACCGGTTTGCGGTGGGTGAGGTCAGTCCGGTGTGTCATATCAAGTCGTTTCATCCGCAGGACGATCATTACGGGTTTGCACCGATGCAGGCGGCGGCAATGGCGATGGATGTGCATAATTCAGCCTCGCGCTGGTCCAAGGCGTTGTTGGATAATGCAGCAAGGCCGTCGGGGGCGATTACCTATAAGGGGGCCGAGGGGCAGGGCAAGCTGGCGGATGACCAGTATGAGCGGCTGGTGTCTGAGATGGAGCAGCATCATCAGGGCGCGCGGAATGCGGGGCGTCCGATGTTGTTGGAAGGTGGATTGGATTGGAAGCCGATGGGGTTTTCACCGTCGGATATGGAGTTTCAGAAGACCAAGGAGTCTGCGGCACGGGAGATTGCGCTGGCGTACGGGGTGCCGCCAATGTTGCTGGGGATTCAAGGCGACGCGACTTATGCCAATTATCAAGAGGCGCATCGGGCGTTTTACCGGCTGACGGTATTGCCACTGGCGACACGGGTGACGGCGGCGCTTGCGCATTGGCTGAACGGGTTCGGCGGGGATGCGGTGGAGGTGAAGCCGGATCTGGATCAGGTGCCTGCACTTTCGGCGGAGCGGGATGCGCAGTGGGCGCGGGTGGCGCAGGCGGATTTCCTGAGTGAAGCGGAGAAACGCGCGCTTTTGGGTCTGCCTGCGGTGGGTGCGGATGAATGAGGCGCGGTACGAGCGGTTTGAGTGTGCGCCGGGGTTAAGGTTGCAGGCGCATGAGCGGGTCTCTGCGATCCACCACGCCAATATGGTCGAGCGGTTGGACCGGATGGAGCGGCTGATGGAGCGCATGGAGCGGCGGTTGTGGCTGACGGTGTACGGGGTCGTGGCGGTTATTCTGGCGCAGGCGGTGGAATCGTTTTTGGTGGTGACGCCGTAACGGACTGAAATCTAACAGGAGTTCAATATGGACTATGATATGAGCGGCTTTGGCTATGTGCCAGAGCACGGGAAAGATGTGTCTGGTGCAATGCCCGGTTTGGAGTGCAAATTTATGCGTTTCGAGGATGTGGTTGAGGTCGAGGGCGGTGTCGAGATTTCGGGCTATGCCAGTCTGTTCGGTGCTGTGGATCAGGGCGGTGATGTGGTTGAGGCGGGGGCCTATGCGGCGTCGTTGAAGGCGCTTGCGGCAAGCAAACGCAACATCAAGATGCTGTGGCAGCACGAGCCGGGCCATCCGATTGGGGTCTGGGATGAGGTGCGCGAGGATGCACGCGGCTTGTTTGTGAAGGGGCGGATTCTCAATTCGGTTGAGAAGGGGCGCGAGGCGGCAGCGTTGATTGCGGCGGGGGCGATTGACGGGCTGTCGATTGGCTACCGCACGGTGCGCGCCACGAAGAACAGCAAGGGCCAGCGGCTCTTGTCGGAACTGGAGCTTTGGGAGGTGTCGCTGGTGACCTTCCCGATGCTGCCCAGTGCGCGGGTCGGGGCGAAGGGAGATTTCATTCCTGTCGGTCAGGTTTTGCGCGAGATGGCGGCGGCCTTTCAGGGGGCGCGTGCCGAGATGGGGCGGGGGTGATCCACGCCGCTGCAATATGGCGCGCGGACGTGCGCGGCATCGACTGAGGAAGAGCACATGAACGAGATGAAATCGGGTGGCACAGATGTGTCGCCAGCAGAGGAAGTGCGTGCGGCGGTGACGGGATTTGTCACTGACTTCAAAGGCTTCCAGGCTGAAATTGAGACCAAACTTCAACAAACAGAAGAGCGAATGACTATGTTGGATCGTAAAATGACTTTGCCTGCACGTACTCCTTTGGGTGGGGCTGCTGATGCCGGTGCGCCGCACCAGAAGGCGTTCAATGCGTATCTGCGGAATGGCGATGATGACGGGATGCGCGGCCTTGAGCTGGAGGGTAAATCGCTGTCGTCAGCGGTGAATTCCGATGGCGGGTATCTGGTTGATCCGCAGACAAGCGCCACCGTGCAGTCGGTGCTGAATGCCACGGCGTCCATTCGTGCGATTGCAAGCGTCGTTCAGGTTGAGGCGACGTCTTACGATATTTTGGTGGATCATACCGATGTCGGTGCCGGCTGGGCGACCGAGAGCGGTGCGCAGGCCGAGACCGATACGCCGCAGATTGACCGTATTACGGTGCCTTTGCATGAGTTGAGCGCTTTGCCGAAAGCGTCGCAGCGTTTGCTGGACGATTCAGCGTTCGACATTGAAGGTTGGCTCGCGGGGCGTATTGCGGACAAGTTTGCGCGTGCAGAAGCCGCGTCCTTTATCATCGGGGATGGCATTGATAAGCCCAAGGGTTTTCTGTCGCATGCCACGGCAGACAATGACCTGTGGTCCTGGGGCAACCTTGGTTATGTGCCGTCATCTGTGAATGGTGGTGTGACGGGTGAGGCGATCATTGAATTGGTCTATGCGCTGGGGGCGCAGTACCGCGCGAACGGGGCGTTTGTGATGAATTCCAAGGTTGCGGGTCTGGTACGCAAGCTGAAGGACAATGATGGGCGTTTCCTGTGGTCTGATGGTCTGGCAGCGGGCGAGCCTGCGCAGCTGATGGGCTATCCGGTGCTGGTGGCCGAGGACATGCCGGATGCGGGCACGGACAGTTTCTCTATCGCGTTTGGTGATTTCCGTGCGGGCTATACCGTGGCGGAGCGTCCTGATCTGCGCATCTTGCGCGATCCGTTCAGCGCCAAACCGCATGTGCTGTTTTATGCAACCAAGCGTGTGGGCGGCGATGTCAGCGACTTTGCGGCGATCAAGCTGCTGAAATTCGGCACCTCCTAAGGGGAGTGTCGATGTCGGGGCCGGGGTAACTTGACCCCGGTTCGGGCGCGCGGCTGTGATCTGCGCTGCCCAGCTGCTCCCCTCTGACCGAGCAGGGTAGGTGGCCGCGCGTCCGGGTCTATGTGGACCCATCCGAGGGTATAAGTTTGGAGACATTTCATGATGTTGATTGAGGAAACCACTGTGCCGGATGGTGCGTTGCCGGTGGAGGCGTTCAAGGCGCATCTGCGGCTTGGGACCGGGTTTGATGCGGATGATGTGCAGGATGCGTTGGTGCGCTCGTTTTTGCGCGCCGCCATGGCTGCGGTGGAGGCGCGCACGGGTAAGGCGTTGATTGCGCGGGCGTTTAGCTGGTCCGTGTCGGGGTGGCGCGGGGTGGATGCGCAGGTGTTTCCGGTGGCACCGGTGGTGGCGGTGTCGGCTGTGGCGCGGGTTGCGCGGGACGGTGTCGAGACGGTTGTGGACGGGGCTGCGTATTGGGTGGAGCGAGACATGCAACAGCCACGGTTGCGGTCTGTGGGGGCTGCGTTGCCAAGCGTGCCAGCGGGGGGCGCGGTGAAGGTGTCGTTTGTAGCGGGGTTTGGACCTGATTGGGCAAGCTTGCCCGGGGATTTGGCGCAGGCCGTGTTGATGCTGGCGGCGCATTATTACGAGTACCGCAATGATACAGGGCTGTCTGATGGCTGCATGCCGTTCGGGGTGAGCAGCTTGATTGAGCGGTACAAGCACGTGCGCATCGGATTTGGCGCATGACCGTGCCTGTGTTGAGCCACGCTTTGGTGTTGGAAGCGCCCGAGCGGGTGAGTGACGGGGCGGGCGGTTTTGTCGAAGGCTGGGTCGTGTTGGGGACCTTGTGGAGTGAGATTACCGCGCGCACGGGGCGGGAGACGGCGTCGAGTGCCACGCCTGTGAGCCGGATGAGCCATAGAATTGTCGTGCGGGGTGCGCCGTTTGGCAACCCGCAGCGACCCAAACCGCAGCAGCGATTGCGCGATGGCACACGGGTGTTTGCCATTCAGGCGGTGGCCGAGCGGGACTGTGACGGGCGCTATCTGACCTGCTTTGTGGATGAGGAGGAGGTCGTATGAGCTTTGCTTTGTCGGGAGATTTACAGGGGGCTGTGTATCAGGCGTTGGCTGCGGACGCGGCACTGGCTGCGGTTGTGGAGACGGCGATTTATGACGCGGTGCCGCAGGGGACTTTGCCGGAGATTTATGTGCGTTTGGGGTCTGAGGCGGCGGTTGATGCGTCAGATGTGAGCGGGGACGGTGCGGTGCACCGGTTCAAGGTGTCGGTGATCACCACGCGGCCCGGATTTGCGGATGCCAAGGCGGCGGCGGGGGCGGTGACGGATGTGTTGCATGATGGCGATTTGGCGTTGGACCGAGGGCATTTGGTGAGCCTGCGGTTTGAGCGGGCCACGGCCAAGCGGATAGATGCGATGTCGGCGCGGCAGATTGATTTGCGGTTTCGGGCGCGGGCTTCAGGTTAAGAATTTTGAGCAATTTGGAGAGATGTGATGGCTGTTCAGGCAGGTAAAGACCTTTTGGTCAAAGTGGATATGACGAGCGACGGGCAGTTCGAGACGATTGCCGGTCTGCGGGCGACACGGGTGAGTTTCAACGCGGAAACGGTGGATGTGACGACGCTGGACAGCGAAGGCGGCTGGCGCGAGTTGCTGGTGGGTGCCGGTGTGCGGTCGGCGGCGATTTCAGGCTCTGGTGTGTTTCGCGATGCAGGCACGGACGAGCGGGCGCGGCAGTTGTTTTTCGACGGTGAGACGCCGGATTTCCAGATTGTGATCCCCGAGTTTGGCGTGGTGCAGGGGCCGTTTCAGGTGGCGTCATTCGAGTATGCGGGCACGGTGAATGGGGAAGTGACCTATGAGCTGAGCCTGCAATCGGCGGGGATGATCGTGTTTTCGGCGGAGCCTGATGGCGCGGTTGTAGAGCCGGAGGTTTGAGCATGGCAAACCGGTTTCGCGGGGACGTTGAGGTTGAGATTGACGGGGTGCGCCATGTGGCGCGCTTGACGCTGGGGGCGTTTGCGGAGTTGGAAGAGCGGCTTGATGAGACCTCGCTTGTGGGGTTGGTCGAGCGGTTCGAGGGGAATGCGTTTTCGTCCAGGGATGTGATTGCTTTGCTCGGTGCTGGTCTGCGCGGCGGTGGTGCGGATATTTCGGATGCTGTTTTGGCTGGGGCTGAGGTTGGCGGTGGGCCGATGGGTGCGGCTAGGTGTGCGGCAGAGTTGTTGGCGCGGGCGTTTGTGGTGCCGGAGTGAGTGGCGGTTTCCAATGGGGTCAATTGATGCGCGCGGGGATCAAGGGTTTGGGCCTGCGGCCTGCCGAGTTCTGGGCGCTGACGCCTGCGGAATTGATGCTGATGTTAGGGCATGATGCGGGCGATGCGCCGTTGTTGAGTGATGGCTTGGCGGCGTTGATGGCGGCGTATCCAGACAGTGAAAAGGGGAGCGGGTGATGGCGGATTATGAAGATATGGGCGATCTGCAAGGGAATGCAGAGGGGCTGAACGGGACGTTGGCGACCACGTCGCATCTGGTGTCGGGGTTTGACAGTGAGTTGCGGCGGATGCGGACGGCGTTGTCTGCGACGGGCAAGGATGTCGCGACGCTTGAGAAGGGTCTGAGCAAGGGGTTGCGACGGGCGTTTGATGGGGTGGTGTTTGACGGGATGAAGCTGTCGGATGCGATGCGGACGGTGGCGTCATCATTGGCGAGCACGGCGTATTCGGCGGCGATGAAGCCGGTGACGCAGCACTTTGGCGGGCTGATCTCGCAAGGGGTCGGGTCGCTGGTGCAGGGGATATTGCCGTTTGAGAATGGGGCTGCCTTTTCGAGTGGCCGTGTGACGCCGTTTGCCACGGGGGGTGTTGTGAATGGGGCGACGGCCTTTCCGATGCGCG